AAACTTTTTTTTCAATGTTATCCTATATACGTTAATAACGTGTAGTAAACGTGTATTGAACGTTCAATAAATCCCTTTGGGATTTAGTTGATTTTCAATTACTTTCAAATCAACAAAAAATATTACTTAATTAATTACGTGTTTTATATGTATTAAACGTGTATAACGTGTTTTACACGTATATACACGTATATATACACGTATAGAAAGGAGAGTATATGTTTGAATTATATTTATGTATTTTTGGTTTTGTTATCGAGATTAATATTAGAAAACGTAAGAAAGGTGATAAAACGTCATGTAGTGTAGACTTCTCCGATGATAACGTTGATGTAAATGCCGATGTAAACGTTAAAAACGAGAAAGACGGAAATGCCGAAACAAGTTTTTCTGATGTGGATAATAACGATGAAAATACCCCTCCTGAAATGAGCGAGGAAACGAGCGATATTTCCCTTCGAGCAAACCAGTTTGCCGAAGAACTCGCAAATCGTAAAGTTGATGAAAACGGTTTATACGATATAGACGAGAAAGATGAATTACCTCAATATGCATTTTCTCCTGATGTGGAAATAATTACTGATAATTATGAAAAAGAAGTAGAGGACAAGATAGAAGGGAGAGCGTAGATGATATGTCTGAAAATACAGATTTAACTCTCTTAGAACCTAAATTACAACGTTTTGTACACTTGTATCTAACAGGTAAATACAATCATAGACAACTTGCTGAAATGCTTGAAGTACATGAAAATACCATAAATAAGTGGTTAAGACGTGATGATGTAAAAACATCTATACGTGAATATCAAAGTTTAGAACATGAGATGTTCGATATTCAAATCAAATCAATGAGAATGAAAGCTATAGAAAAAATGAATGAACTTATGGATAGTCCTATAGATGGTATCGCATTTCAGGCTTGTAAAGATATACTTGATAGAACAGGTCATAAGGCAAAAAATGAAATAAAAGTTGATAAAACTGTTAAAACGATCGAAGTGCAAATGCAAGAACTTGCTGATGAATTAATTACCGATTCACTTATCTCTGATGTGGAATTTGAGGAGGTAAACGATGAATAGTAATGATAAAATGAAAATTCTTTTAAAAAAAATAAAAAACGATAGACCTTGGTATATGGAACATTTCTTAAAAATTCGTGATAAAAATGCAAATCTTATACCTTTCAAAATTAACGATGCTCAAACCTTATTTGAAAAAGAAATAGAGAAATGTGAAAAAGAAGGTAAATTAAAACGTTTTATAGTACTTAAAGCAAGACAAATGGGTTTTAGTACTTTTACTGAAGGTTATATATTTCATGATACAACTACTAATACTTTTAAAAATTCTATGATCATTGCACATGAAGATAAAGCAACTCAAAACTTATTCAATATGTCTAAATTATATTATGAAGAATTACCTACAGCTTTAAAGCCTATGATAAAGTATTCAAATGGTAAAGAACTCGTATTTGAAAATCCTACTAATGATGCACTTGAAAAAAAGAAAAATCCTGGTTTACGTTCTAAAATAACTGTTGCTACAGCAGGTACAGTAGAAGTAGGACGTTCTGCTACAGTACATAATTTACACGCATCAGAAGTTGCCTTTTTCCCTGATGCTAGTACTACAATGCTTGGTTTATTACAATGTGTACCTGATACACTTAATTCATGTGTTGTACTTGAAAGTACTGCAAATGGTGTAGGTGGTTATTTTTACGATATATGGCAAAAGGCTGTGAGAGGTGAAAATGATTTTATACCTTTATTTTATCCTTGGTTTACGGATGTGCATTATCAAAAACAATTTTCTAGTACTTCTGAAAAAGAAAATTTTAAAAGAAGTTTGGATGATTATGAAATACAATTAATGAACAAAAATAATCTTTCTTTAGAACAACTTAATTGGCGTAGATATACTATAGCTAATAAATGTGCAGGTGATAAAGAGTTATTTATGCAAGAATACCCTTCTACACCTGAAGAGGCGTTTATCGCATCAGGTAGACCTGTATTTAATGTTCCTGCGTTACGTAAGTATTTAGAACATTCTAAAGAAGGTATAAGAGGTTATTTAAAAGATGTTGGTGGTGTGATAACTTTTATTGAAGATGAAAAAGGTTATATTGAAATATGGAAAGAACCTTCTCAAGATAAACTTAAATATTATGTAATAGGTGCTGACGTTGCTGAAGGACTTATAGATGGTGACTATTCAGTAGCACAAGTACTTGATGAAGATTGTAATGTAGTTGCTATGTGGCATGGTCATATAGACCCTGATTTATTTGGTATAGAACTTGTTAAACTTGGTAGATATTATAATGAGGCTTATATTGCAGTAGAAAACAATAATCATGGTTTAACTACTATAAAATCAATTCAAAGACAAGAATATTGGAATTTATTTTTTACTAAAATTTATGATAGATTTTCTGATAGTATAACTAAAAAAGTTGGTTGGTCAACTAATGGTAAAACTAAACCTATGATGATAGATAAATTAGCTGAATTTGTCAGAGAATTTTATATAGGTATTTCTTCTAAACTTACTATTCAAGAATTACTTACCTACATCATTGAAGATAATGGTAAGACAAACGCTCAAGAAGGTTGTCATGATGACTGCGTTACTTCTTTAGCAATAGCTTTACAAGCATGGCTTGAAGGTAAAGGTGAAAGTTATACTCCTGAAGTTGTTGATGAAAATAAGCATAGCAGGAATATAGTTGACCCATTATTTGAACATGAAGAAGTGGAGGTAAGTGATTAGTGTATGAAGTTAATAAAGTAAATAAATATGAACCTTCTGAAAAAGAAAGAAGATTATGTGAGTGGGTTAGTACTAAATTTAAACAGGCTTATGTTGCTAAAGCTCCACTTGCTGAAAAATGGAAAAAATATATGAAGGCATATACAGGTGAATTATTTATTGATAGTAATAGACCTTCTTACAAATCAAATGAAATAAGTAATTTAATATTCTCTTGCGTAGAGGCTATAAGACCTATAATGACCGATAATAATCCTAAATTTATAGCTATGCCTACAGACCCTAATGGTCAAGAGTTTTGTAATACAGTTCAAATGGCACTTGATTATGAATGGGATAGAGAAAAAATGGGTCTTAAATTACCTGCACAATTAATACCTATGTTAGTATATGGTACTTGTGTGTGGTTTATACGTTGGGATGCTAAAGATGGTGAACAAGGTAATATAAAAATAAAACCTGTTGACCCTTTTAATTTATTTCCCGATCCACTTGGAGAGGATGTAGATAGTTGTGAATATATAATTTATGCCACATACAAAAATGCAAATCAAATAAAACAATTATTTCCTGATAAGGCATCTTCTATAGAAGGTTCACGTATAACTATGAGTGAATTAGTTAATGAACGTGACCAAGACGATGTAAAACAAGAAAATCAAGTTTTAATACTTGAAATGTGGTGTAAAGATTGGGTTACTAAAGATAAAGATGTTGAAGGTAACGAAAAACTTAAATACCCAAAAGGTAGAGTTATTACTTGTTTACCTGATTTTGGTATAATTCTTGAAGATAAGAAAAATCCTTATAATGATGGTAAGTTTCCATTCGTATTAATGAAAAACTATGATGTACCTTTTAAGTTTTGGGGTATAGGTGAAGTAGAACAAATATTATCTCCTCAATTACATATCAATGAATTAACAAATCAAATAATAGATAATGCTAAAAATACTGCAAATATGCCTTGGATAATTGATAAAAACTGCGGTATAGGTGTTGGTAAACTTACTAATAGACCAGGTTTAGTAATACGTAAAAATCCAGGTTCAGAAGTACGTAGAGATAATCCTCCAGTAATGCCTGAATATGTTAGAACACAAATAGACGCACTTAAATCAGATATACAAGATATATCAGGTGTTCTTGATAGTTTAAGAGGTGATAAACAAACTGGTATTACTACTGCATCTGCAATACTTGCATTACAAGAAAGTTCTCAATCACGTATTAGGTTAAAAATAAAACTTATGGAATATGCATTAGGTGATGTGGCTAATACAGTATATTCACGTATGCAACAATTTTGGAAGTTTGATAGATGGGTTAGAGTTACTGATATAGAAGGTAATACTAATTTACAAGAAATAAACGAAGAAATACTTAAAAATAATTATGATATGAAAGTTATGGCGGGTTCTACAATGCCTGTAAATAAAAATGCTATGCTTGATTTAATGATAAGATTAGCACAAACTAATGCTGAAGATGGTATGCCAGTTGTTGATAGACGTTCATTACTTGAATATTTACCTCTTGGCGATAAGAAAGCTATTATACAACGTTACGATGAGTTAAAACAAGAACAACAACAGCAACAACAAGATCAACTTAATCAACAATTACAAGCACAACAACAAGGTATGCAAACTCAAGATAGACAAGAACTTGCTAATATGGGTCAATATATACAACAAATGTTACAAGGACTTGACCAAACTTCTAAACAAGTTGATAGTTTAATTCTTGATAAAGAACAACGTGAACAAAAACAACGTGATGATGAATTAGAAAATAAAGGTTATCAACGTGGTTTAAAAGAAGGTGTTCAACAAATTCCTACTGAAGATAATTCTGAAGAAGAAAATGTAATACCTTTTCCGAATCAAGAAGATTCTAATGAAATAACACCTCAAGAGGCTGATGCAGAATTAGAACGTAGAATGGGTAATCAACAAATACCTGATGAAGTATTACAAGAATTATTACAACTTTCTCAAAGCGACCCTCAAACTTTTGCAGAGGTTTTACAACAATATCCTGAATTATTACAAATGTTACAACAAGATATTAATAACATGAATGGAGGAAATATCAATGAATAATGAATTAAAAATAAATTTACAATATTTTACAGAAAGTGAAAAAGATTTCTTTACAAATGCCTTTAATGAGGCGTATAATATAGGTGAGGGAGAAAGTACGTCTGATGTGCCTTTTGAGCCTCCACAAGAGCCTGAGAGCGATGATAAAGGTGTTGATGAACAAATACCTGATGATAGACAAGAAAGTGCTCCTGAACCTTCTAAAGACGAAATAAAATCATTGTACGAAAAGTACTATGGCAAACCTGAAGAACATATCGAACAACCTAAAGAACCACAATATTCCGAAGAAGTACAAAATGCATTAGAACTTTATAAATATCTTGAAAATAATCCACATTTAATTGATGCTATGCGTGAAGTAGATGTAAAAGGTTATGAAAAATTACAAGAAAGTGTACCTGATGATGTGCATAAAAAACTTTCTGAACTTGAAGATTATGTTCAAGAACAAAAATATCAACAATACATTTCAGAATTAAAAGGTAAATTTGATGATTTTGATGAAGATAAAGTTTTAGAATATGCAGAAAAACATGATGTATATGATTTGGAAGTTGCGTATAAGGCTTTAAAAAGCGAAAGTGAAGAAAAACCTAATCTTGAAGATTTAAGAAAACAAATCAGAGAAGAAGTTAAAAATGAACTTCTTAAAGAATTAAAAGAAAATTCCCAAAGTACAAATTCTATAATAGGTGGCTCTGCTCCTGCACCTGCAACCGATAATGAGGTTAAATTAAGTGCTAAAGAGGCTAGAGTAGCAAGGGGTATGGGTATGACACCTAAAGAATATGCACAATGGAAATAACACATCAATGATGTTTATATAAACGCTTAGAATGGCGTATATGGTGTATTTTATGTATTACATACACATCAATGATGTGGATAATATAAAGTTTTACAAAACATACAAAAAGGAGTGAAGTACATGATAGAAACATTAAAAATGAACTTAAGAATGTTCCCTGATGGTGGTTCAGGAAGTTCTACTACTGCTACTATACCTGTTGGACATTCTCCAGTTCCACCAACTACTGATAACACTCATGTTAGTTCTAATTTCTCTAAATTATTATATCCTGGTTTAAGAAAAATATTCTTTGAAACTTATGATGAAATACCTGAACAATTCTCTCAAATATTTAATGTTCAAACTTCTACATCTGCTACTGAAACAGATCATGGTATGGGTGCTTTTGGTGATTGGACAGAAAGAACATCTGAAGTTGACGTAGTTGCTTACGATAAAATTTCAGATGGTGGCGATGTTACATACACTCATAAAGCATTTACTAAAGGTTTTATGATTGGTAGAGAATTATACGATGATGAAAAATATGGTCAAATGAAAAAAATGGCTAAAGCACTTGCTAGAAGTGGTAGAGCTAAATTAGAGAGAGATGGTGTTACAGTTTTATTAAAAGGTTTTAAAGGTCAAACTGGAGCTAAAACTGGTAGAGATGGATTGACATTATTCCATGACGCACATACTTTAGTAGATAGTGATGCTACTTGTTCTAATATGTTAACTAAACCATTATCTGAAACATCTTTAAAAGAGGCTATAGCATTAATGGGTACTCAAAAAGATGAGGCAGGTGGCTTAATTCAAATGAGAGCTACTAAATTAATAATTCCTCCTGCATTAGAAGATACTGCAAGAAGATTATTACATTCTTCATTACTTCCAGGTACTAATAACAACGATACAAATGAGTACTTAAAAGATAGAATGTCTATAGTAGTCATGGATTATCTTGGTTCTAGTGCAGGTGGTTCTGATAAAATGTGGTTCTTACAAGATGGTAACAGACATGAATTAAACTGGTTTTGGAGAGTAAAACCTGAATTCAAATCAGAAGAAGATTTCGATACTTTTGTAGCTAAATACAGAGGTTATATGAGATATTCATTTGGTTTCAGCGATTGGAGAGGCATGGTAGGGAGCACAGGTGGTGAAACTATCAGTTAACAAAAATTAATGTAAATGGTTGATTATACTCGTTATATATTGTATAATATAAGTATGATATATAGCGAGGTGATTTTATGTTAAAGATTTGTGAAGTTTGTGGTAAGGAATATGAAGGTAAATCTTATAGTAAATATTGTTCTCTTGAATGTAAGAAGGTTAGAAACTCTAAAGTTGCTAGTCAACGTAGAAGTGAAAAACGTAAACAAGAATGGGAACAATCAGAACACATCAAACAATGTCCTGTTTGTGGCAAAGAGTTTGAATTAAAACAAACTCACCGTACTCAAAAATACTGTTGTGCTAAATGCAGAAGAAAAGCTGAAAAAATATATGGCAATAAACGTGAAACTGATTTGGCTTATAAAAACAAAATAAGATATGGTGGTCATAAAGATGAAGTTCTTAGACGTGACGAATACACTTGTACGATGTGTGGTGCTAAAAAGGATTTGGTAATTCATCATATTGATTGTAGTGGTCAAACCGATAATCCGAATAATGATGTGGATAACTTAACTACCTTATGTAGAAGATGTCACATCAATCTTCATAAACTTATTGATAAGCAAAACAAATAGTGAATTATATAGAGGTGTTTTATGCACCTCTATTTTAGTAAGAAGGTGATGAAATGAATCCACAAGATAGAGAGTTCTTATATAGCCTTGCTGTAAGTATACTTAAACGACAAGATGCTATTATAGAACAATTATCTGCATTAAGTAAAGCATATGCTAACGAACATAATCTTGCCATTGAAGAAAGTGAGGATGAGAATTATGACGTTGAACGATTTAGTAAATAGAGTACGTTCTTATACAAGAGATACTACAGGTACTCTATTTGATTTAAACGATATTACTTCTTTTATTAATGAAGGTATAGATAAATTAAAACAAATCAAATCATTAGAAGGTATGTCTACACTTATTAATAATGAGCAATCTGTTGATTTGTTACCACCACAATATCATTATTGTCTTGCTGTATATAGTGCATCAAGATGTTTTTCACAAGATGAACAACATTATCTTGCACAAACATTTGCAGAAGAATTTAATGGTTTATATGATTTAATAGAATTAGGTATAAAAGAAGGTACAATAGTTATTACCGATAGTGGAGGGAGCGTTATAAATGACGTTAATGAATTAGATGGTGTAACTAATGTATATTTTGAGGTATAGATGAGTACTAAATTAAGTGTTCCTACTACTTCAGAAAAATTAACATTTGTTCTTAACGATTTTAGTGGTGGTATTGTTAATAATGTTAATGACACTAAAATGAGTGACAATCAAAGTCCCGATATGCTTAATATGCAATTTAGAATAGATGGTTTAATACAAAAAAGACCTGGTATAATATTTCAAAAAAGTTCTCCTGTGAAAGGTGGTTATACTTATACTATTGGTGATGTGATTAAATATGAGTATGGTGCAGGTGAAATACTTATGTTATATGTTAATGCATATCAAATATATTATGAAAATTTTAAAGGTGAACCAGTAGTTATATGGGAAACACCTTATGCCAAAACAGATGCCGTTGTAGGTAGTTTTGAACCATATGAAATTAAGTATGTTAATTTTAATGGTATGTTGATATTTACAGATGGTAGTGACCTTTATTCATTTGCTTTTGAAGGTGATGAAGGTAAACCTACTACGTGTAAATTTGTTAATACACCTGCTGATTATACACCTAAAGAAAAACCTGCTGTAACAGGTGATACTAAAACTTCTGA